CGTTTGCGGCAGAGCTCTTGATAGCAAAGCTGAAAAGCCGTTGACCTTTGGCGATTTAAGAAAAGCATTGCAAGACCATACAACAATATGGTTGGAAGATGCAGACGGCAACGTTGCTGACAATAACGAACTTCGATACATAAGCAACGATTTTGACAAATGCAAAATATCGCTTATGTTCCCCGAACGTTATCCAGCAATAAGTGAAATCGGAATTACTGTTATGTTAGAAGGCGGTGTAAACAATGGATAAATTCTTTTCGCAAAAATATTGCGACCGGTGCGGCGGCTCTTTGGAAAGCGGCCGAATGATGAGCAAATTCAACGAGGACTGTCTATGTATGGACTGTATAGAAAAAGAGCGACAGCGTGATGATTACAAGGCTGCAAGTGATGCAGAAATAGAGGCTGTTCGCAATGGTAATTTCAATTTTAAGGGGGTAGGTCTAAATGAAAGTATTAAAAAATGAAAAATTTATAGAGGACACCGTTCTCTTAACTGAAGGCGAAGATTATCAAAAATCCGACCTTCAAGGAAACGCTTTTGTCGGCAACAGATTAAAAGAATTGAAACCTAATGTAGCACAAGCCATAGCAAAGAAAAATGGCTACGACAAATGGTCGTGGATGGGCCACGAGAATAACGGAACTGTTGAGGTTAAATTCAGAAAGGACATAAAATAATGGTACCTTATAAAATTAAAAATAAATCGGGAGATATTTACACTTTTGCGGGATACGAAAATGGTTTACCTCTTTACCGTTGCGCCGGTGGGCTGACACACATAACCGAACTCGATATAAAAAAGCACATCGTATTAGAACAAGCGGCGCCGAAAGAAGATTGCAAACTCATCGGAGAAGACGGAAATATATTTAATCTAATGGCTCTTGTATCCAGGGCAATGCGAAAAAATCCTTATTGGACATATCGTGTAGATGAAATGATAGAAAGAGTTAAATCGAGCCAAGATTATTACAAAGCACTTGTAGTCCTCGGCGAATATGTAAATATCAAATAGGAAATAATTACCGTCCCAAAAGGGCGGTTTTTATATTGCTTTATTTCGGCATTAGTGATATTATAGGCAGGGCAAAAAGGAAGGCACCCTCGCCATAGGGTGCCTAAAAGAGCCGATATGTAGTGTCCGAAACTACACATCAATTTTGCCCGCACGTGTCCGTTCCGCAGTTTTCGGAACGGGGTCAGGGATACGCACCAATATGTCGGAAAGTTCACAGTTTAAGGCTTCGCAGATAAGGTCAAGGTGTTCAAGGTTGACCCTTTCGCAAATCTCGTGATACATTTCGTTAATGGTTGTTGGACGTATTCCTGTCTTTCGTGCTAAATCGGCTTGCGTCCAACGGAGCTCGCCAAGCTTCCGGGACAGTAAAATCTTAATAGCCATAATGCCTTGCTCCTTCCGTGATATTCTAACACTAAATGCAGAATAAAACTGCATTTTGTTAGATTATCACGAATTAGGTTATAACATTTTTTGAATTATGGCAAAAAAAGAAAGCCCTCTGTAAAGGATTTCTCCAATACAGAGGGCATTTCATTTGTAATGACAAAAGTAATTACTTTAATAATTACTCTTTAACTTCGGGCAGACCTTTAACGCAAGTAAGGACTGTTACAACGCCGGCAAGAGCCGCCGCACTAACAACACCAACCCAGTTAACGTCGGTAATACCGATAGCGTTGGTACCAATTACTGCAACAGCAGTTTCAGCCATAGTCTTTACTGTACGAACACCTGCGGCTTTCGCCCATTTAAGAAACTTTGCTTTCGACATAATTACACCTTCTTTCAAACTAATTCATTAACTCTGTCCTGCACAGCCTTCGCATTGTAGCCGGCAGCAGTGAGTTTTTTCACTCTTTCGGCGCCGTTACCCCATTTGCCCTGGATAACCTCTTTTGCGATAGTATCAATAGGCTTTAATTTGGGTTTAGCGACCTTTTTGTTTACGATACCCTGTATGGTGTCGTAATCGTAACCGGCAGCTTCGAGGCGATTTTTACGGTCGGTACCGTTGCCCCATTTTCCGTCAAGAACTTCCTGTGCGATTTCCTCGTTGCTCTTTTTGGCAGGAGTTGCACAACGTGCGTTAACGATGCTCTGCACCGCTTCGTAATCGTAGCCTGCGGCTTCAAGATTTTTCTTGCGGTCCGCACCATTACCCCACAAGCCTTTGAGCACCTCATCGGCAAGTTGCTCGTTGGTTTTCTTAACTTCCACCGGAGCAGAAGCCACACCGCCGTAATGCTTTGTGAGCACTGCGGGATAATCAACATAAGCGTAGTTCATATCTACATTACCTGCAATGCCGTCAACCTTGCCAGAACTCGAATACTGCCAAATGCCGTACTCTCCCTTATAGGTGCATTTAGAAGCGTACTGTGCAACCCAACGAGGCTTTGTGTTATACCAAGCGTCAGTAAGGTAGGTGTTATTCCAATAGGTGTTAGCATAAATGCCTACCAAATAGCCTTTGGCTTCGAGGTCGGCACAAAAAGCCTTCGCCATATCGAGAATAAGAGCCTTGCTGCATTTACCTGTGGTTTTTGCATCCTCTAAATCGTAATAAATGGGGTACATCGGCTTTTTGTCGCCGAGCAAACGGAGAACGTGGGCCGCTTCCGAACGAGCCATTTCAACGTTTGTAGCATAACTGTAAAGGTATATGCCATAAGGGATACCCACTCTTTCGCATTCCGCAAGATTTCGAGCGAAATACTTATCGTCTTGGGAAGCCTTGTCGCTGCCGTATCCACAGCGTAAGATAGCGAACTGAATACCCGCTTTCTTTACTTTGTCCCAGTTAATTTCTTTCTGCCAGGACGATACGTCGATTCCTTTTGCGATAATGTTCATTTACAACACTCCTTAAATTTATTAAACAAAAAGAGGCGGCAGAGCCACCCCTTTCGGTTTCAAAATATTTTTACTCTAAAACTCACGACTGTTCGTGAGCTTTTAAGTTGATATGCTTTTCAATTTTATCGATAGCCTCTGAAACAGGACCATCACAGCCTTGTTCGGCAAGACCCTTAAGGCAGGCAAGCAACCCGTAAATAACGAGTGTTTGTTCTTCCTGCGTTCCGTTTTGGTCCCTTTCGTGTTTCTCACGTAATTTGCCGACCTCGGCATCCACCTTTTTATCAATACGCTTTATTTCCTCGTCTTGCTCTTTTTGGTGGTTAATCCACTTAAAGAGTTTCCAAGCAAGTGTAACAAATGCAGTGATAGCGGTTAGGATGCCGCCGCCTAAAAGTATCGTTTGTGCATCTACATACATCGGGCAACCTCGTTTCTTGTAAAAATAAAACGGCGCCGAAGCACCGTTTTTATAACATATTTATTTGTTGTCTTCGGACCAATGCCGAACGAGTTTGAAGTCTTCCAGGATTTTATCCCGCAAAGCCTCACAGTCGCAATGCTTCATCAGTCCCAAGTAACTCGTTATAACACTTAAACAATAATCAAGCGAAAGTTCGCCCGTAGCATAGTGTTCCATAACATAAGATAAATGCCTTTTTACTTGAAGCGATGTACTCTTGCGGAGTGTTATTCTTTCGGGGCTCACGATACGGCCGATAAACTCCGTTTCGTATCCCACCGGAATAACGGCGGTTTTTTCGTTGAGTTGCAGTCCTAAATGCTCACGCATAAAATCATCCGCCGCCCAAACAGTCTCCCATGCTTGCTCTTTGGAAGGAACAAGGCATATCATATCATCCATATAACGCATATAATACGGCGCTTTTAATTCACGCTTTATATAATGGTCTAATGGGGTTAAAACAACGTTAGCGGTCATTTGTGAAATCAATGAGCCTACTTGCATACCTATGCCCGAAATCTTTTCGGCAGTAGCGACATCGGTGCAGTGTAAAGGCAACCCGAAGGGTCTATCATCACAGCGTATCGCCGTTTCGAGAAACCACATCATATCGGCATCGTTTAACGGTCTGCCAAGTTCTCGAAGTTGTACCTCTAACGGTACCCGAAAAAAGAATTTCGCCACGTCAAGTTTTACTATGTACCATTGTTCCGGTTTACGATTTACAAGCCTCATCCAATTTTGTAAATTATGGACGGCTCTTTCGGTACCCTTGCCCGGTATGCTTCCATAACTATGCTCATAAAACGAGCGGGAGTATATGGGCCATAAAACATTATAGGCGGCGCAGTTAACCACTCGATCAGAAAATTTCTGTGAGTGTATTATACGCTTTTTAGGAAAATACTCGTAAAACTGATGTAACGGTCCCGGCTCATACATTTTCCATTGTAACCGATTAACGTCATTTATAATGTTTTCTTCAAGGTTTGCGGAATATGCCAGCACCTCACTCTTGTAACGCTTATTTCGGCGTGCCAAGAGATAACCGTCATACAAATTATCGAAAGTAGCAAATCTTTCAAAAACGTGTGAGTGCTTTTCCATTTCACAAACTCCTTGAAGGTCGCACTTTACAGGTGCCGTACTTAAGGTCGGAACACCGGTATATGCAACTGAAAATTTTTCGGTCATAAATAACCGAGGGAACAGGCTCCTTTATAAGACCTCTGCACTGAAAACAAACCCTTGGGTCTGTAATATCTGGCTTCAAGGTAAAGCGGAGCGGAAACCGATGTTGATGTTCGAGTTGGAACGGTCGTTGTTGCCGTTGAGGTAGAACACGCCAGCATTGGTGCCATTGTTCCAATTGCCGCCACAGTAGAAAGACCGCAGCAGCCCATTCCCTATGTTAAGTGGATTTGTTATTGACGGTCTTTAACCATCCACCCAGCATTTTACCGATTTCAACAACCTGTGCAGACCATATCTCGTATTTTTTCATAGGAAGAAAGCCGAGTTTATGAGACAAACGGATATATGCCCTTAATTTCATAATATCCACGTCTAATTCCTGCAAGGTGTTTTTCTTATAATATTTCTTCTGCGCCTCGATACAACGTTCGAGCATAGAATCCATAATATGTTTGATATCGGTTACAAGTGCAAACTTTTCCGATTTTGGAAATTGTGCAAGAGCCAAGTATCCGTACTCTATCATATCGAAAATCTTTTGTAAAATTTTCAAATCTTCGGCCATATCGACTCACTCCGTAAAAACCTATTGATATATTTTACTGCTAATTTTGTCGAAAAAATGACATTTGTTATAAAATAACGAAATGCGTTATTTTTTCTATAAAAATTTACTGCTCCGCTATCGCGGAGCAGGTCAGTACACAGTTATTCAGTAGGCAGTTCTACATAAGCGGAGCGGAAACCGAAGTAGATGTACGAGTAGGAACGGTCGTAGTAGCCGAGGAGGAAGAACACGCCAGCATAGGTGCCATTGCCACAATAGCCGCCACAGAAGAAAGACCGCTCGGCTTGACCGTTATTCCAATAGAAATAGTCACCTTCATACTTCGAGGCTACTTCGTGAGGCATTAAGCCTAATGCGTAGAGGATAAGTTTCGCATCATCCGAAATGGTATCATCACAAGTAACGTTGCCGAATGCACAACTACGGTTAGTTGTTGACTGTCCCGTAAGGGTTGTGCTGTAAACACACTTGCTTGATATGTAATCCATTTTGATAGAATTTGCAGTAGTACCGCTTCCGTCCGGTGTAATGAATTCTCCCGTTGTAGCGTCTATCGCTTTCCACTCTGCGCTCGCCGCAGTCTGTGCGTGGCTGTTATCGGCAGCGTCATTGTTGGCGAGAACTTGAACCTCTCCATAAACGGTGCGGATACCACCCTGCCATTCGTAAACATTTCCGTTCAAGTCCCAAATGCCCGAAGGTGTGCCGTCGTGGCTCCAAGTTAGCGGACCGGTTCCTGTTGCAACGTGCTGTGTTCTGCCTTCTGCATCCTTACTCATCGGAATAGCCTTATAAGCGGTTTCTCTGCTGTCCTTGCCGTAGTTATTATTGCCGTAAGGTAAAAAGCCGTTCCGCAAACACCATACAGCAATAAGCGCCCATTCGGCTCTTGTCATAAGGTGCCAACCTTTACCCTTGGCATCACAATAACTCTTTGCAGTATCAAAGTTTACGGTGTGCTTGGGGAGTTTTCCCGGCAGAGAGTAGGCTCTGCCATCCTGCACGATATTTTGATACTTACTTATGTAAATGGCGTCGACTTCGGTACCGTTTACAATAAATGCAGGGTGCACCTTTGTTGACGTTCCTATGCCAAGGTCGGCATAGGTCATTTTAGGGATTTTAACCATTACTGAAGGTAATCCCTTATCATCATAAATCAGTTCGTTGCCGGGACAAACCGCCTGCAACGCAAGATTACTTAAATCAAAATTTGCTGACATCGTTTAAGCCTCCTCTGTTATATTTAATGCCCAAAGAGTAAGAACAACCTTATCCATATCAAGCGGTAAGGCTTCGGGCGGTTCCTGTTCGGTGGTTTCGCCGTTTTCGGATAT